CAAGAAGAACAGCGGGAGGCTTCGTACCGCACACGAAAGGGGAGGATTAAACATGGAAATAGAGATAAGAAGCGACGTACCCATACCCACCACACGAAAGAGTGGGCCTACTTCTAAGTTTGAAGCGCTGCTCGGTATGAAAAAAGGGGATAGCGTAATACTACCTACCCAGTCCGATGCTAACGCTGCGCAGATGTTTTTAAGCAGGCACGACATGGGCGCTACGATGCGAAAACAAAAAGACGGCACTTACATGATATGGAGAGTTTTCTAGTGAGAAAAACTTGGGATGGTAAAAGGTGCGAGTCATGCGGCGGCCACAGAGGGAACGAAAGAAGAACTTCCCTGTTCTGTGGAAAGTGCGCATCGCTAATAGCGAAACACGTTAGTCTTTGGAAAAAAGGTAAAGCTGATGTACGAGTATAATTGCAAGATTGTTCGTGTTGTTGATGGAGATACAGTCGATGTGGATATTGATCTTGGGTTTGATACTTGGCGCTGCGGTGAGCGCATACGTTTGTATGGCATTGATACTCCAGAGTGCCGCACAAGAAATGCTCTCGAAAAGAAAGCCGGATTCTTGGCAAAGAAGTTTGTCGAAGACGCACTGCACGTCGGAGGAATCTATAAACTGTCCACGCGGGACAAAGGCAAGTACGGGCGCTACCTCGGAGTCATAACTATAGAGGGCACCCTGACCATTAACGCTGCGTTAGTGAGCGAGAATCTAGCCGTAACTTACAATGGCGAAGGCAAGTACATCACTAAGCCCAAGCACGAAGCAAACTATGAAATTCTAAAAGAGAAGGGTCTAGTATGAAACCACGTGTAGTTTGTTGGTTTAGTTGCGGCGCAGCTAGTGCATATGCTTCGTATCTAGCCAAGCAAGAATACGGCGAAGTCGAAATAGTGTACTGCAAAGTGGAAGAAGAACATTCCGACAGCATGCGTTTTCTGAAAGATTTTGAAAAACTAGTAGGGCAGTCCGTTACTGTGATAGGTGACAATAATATGGGCTATTCTATCTACGATGTTTTTACTAACCGTAAATTTATAAAAGGCGCGCAAGGTGCACCGTGTACCATGGTGCTAAAGAAATGGCAAAGGCAAAAATTTCAGCGGCCTGATGACATACAAATATTTGGGTATACCTCAGAAGAAGATAAACGCATAGATCGTTTTATAGATGGTAATGCTGAAGTAGATGCACGCTTTCCACTGGCGGAAAAAGGAATTAGCAAAAAAGATTGTTTGCAATGGCTAGTGGACAGTGGGTTGACTCTACCGCTTATGTATCAACTTGGATACCAAAACAACAACTGTGTAGGTTGTGTTAAAGGAGGTATGGGTTATTGGAACGCCATACGAAAAGATTTTCCCCAAGCGTTCGACCGTATGGCAAAGCTAGAAAGACAGCTTAACCATGCTGTAAATAAAGACGAAAAAGGCCCTGTGTTTCTTGACGAGCTTGACCCTGATAGGGGTAACTTTAAAAGAGATCAACCCCCCGCTTGTGGCTTCACTTGCGAACTGGAAAAAGATTAAAGGTTTATTATGACAGCTTGGTCTTACAGCAGTATAAATACGTTCAAGCAGTGCCCTAAGAAATACTACCATTTAAAGGTAGCTAAGGATGTTAAAGATAAAGGTAACGCTGCGACTTTCTATGGCAACGAGGTGCATAAAGCTGCCGAGCACTACATAAGAGACGGCGAGCCTATCCCCGCCAAGTTTAACTACGTTAAGAAAATCCTAGATGCCTTTAATCGCATCGAGGGCGAGAAGCATTGTGAAATACGTATGGCTGTGGCCAAAGAAGACAACGCTTTCAAACCTACTACGTTCTTTGCTAAAGACGTTTGGTGGCGCGGCATTGTCGATTTGCTAATAGTAAACGGCGATAAGGCTTACATTGTAGATTACAAGACAGGCAAAAACGCCAAGTATGCCGACACTAAGCAACTTGACTTAATGGCGGGAGCTACGTTTGTAAACTACCCTGAAGTAAAAGTTATTAAGTCTGCTTTGGCATATGTAGTAAGCAACGAGTTCATACAGAAAAAGCACACAGTAGATATGTATAAGTCATACCTTGGTGTGTTTGATGACGAGCTAGAAAGATTAGAAGTGGCAGAAGAAAACAATGTTTGGAATGCAATCGACGGGCCGCTGTGTGCGTTCTGTCCGGTTACTAACTGCGAGCATAATAGGAAGAGATGAAGCATGAAAATGCTACAAAATATAGAAGCTGTAAATATCTTTAGTGCAGATACGTACGCAGGGCTTCATCCAAGGTGCAACATAGAATGGTGGCCTACTTATCTGTATCAAGAGTATGACCCATCTAATTGGATGGAACTTAACGAACTGCTAATACACAGCTTGCGCTCTACTAGAAACGGCTACCCTACATACATAATGGATTTGCTAAAAGAACTGTATCTTGAACTGTATAAAGAGAAGCCAACGAAAGGTTTTATCAGGCGCCTCATGGAAGGGGGAAGACCTATACAATGGTGGCAGTGGGACATATTTGAAGAAATACAGTGGCGTGTGTCTTGTGGAAGCTCTCCGCACAGCGTCGTAAGAGAGATTAAACGGCGCCTATGCCTATGGCTTGATTATGAAGATGTCGCGCCATCTGGGTGGTGTAAAAGAAAAGACATGGAGGAAGCATGGAGAAGATTACGCATGGAAGCCATAGAAGTATATGGGGGAAACTGCGCTGCGTGTGGGCGTAACCAAAAAGATCACGGGGTAGTGATACATGTAGACCATATAAACCCGAAAGCAAGAGCACCGGCTTTCGCGCTTCATTTTTCCAACCTTCAACTACTTTGCGAAGAATGTAATCTTGGCAAAGGTAAAGACTTTACGACAGACTGGCGTCCCGAAGCCTGTATAAACGACGTTGCGGACCTTATACATGAACCAGAAACACTAGAGGATATTGTAAATGACTGGTAGTAAGAAGAGAGACTACAAAGCTGAGTACGCTAAGTACCAAGGCACCGAAGAGCAAAAGAAAAAGCGTGCCGCCCGTAATGCTGCCCGTCGCAAAGCCGAGCGAGAAGGCAAGGTAAGCAAGGGCGATGGCAAAGATGTAGCCCACAAGAAGGCAATGGACAAAGGCGGCAAGAACTCTGACGGTACTAAAGTAGAGACAGCAAGTCGCAATCGTTCCTTTAAGCGGGATTCAAAGGGCAACCTTGTGTCTGAAACCAGCAACCGCGAGCGAAAGAAAAAGAAGACTTCCAAAGCATGAAGATAGTAAACAACCGAGCGATGGTGGTGAAGACTAAGCGCCCCCATCTTATAACTGAGCGCGTAAAAAACTACAAAGTGGCGGAGCAAGATGACGGTTACTTCAAACTAGCGTTGCCGTGGCGACTACACGAAGCCCAATTACTCAACAGCTTGGGTGTAAAAGATGTGCCGTCTCCCATAGGCAGGGAGTATGAGTGGTCAGGGCGCTTTGACCCGTTTGCACACCAGAAGAAGACAGCTTCATTCCTGACGCTTAACAAAAAAGCATTCTGTTTTAATGAGCAGGGTACGGGTAAAACTGCTTCTGTAATATGGGCAGCAGACTACCTGATGCAGCAAGGAGCTATCAATCGCGTACTTGTAATATGCCCCCTGTCTATTATGAAATCAGCATGGCAGGAAGACTTGTTTAAGTTTGCCATGCACCGCTCTTGTTCTGTGGCACACGGTACTTCGGCTACGCGGAAGAAAATAATCAACGCAGGGTCAGAGTTTGTCATCATAAACTTCGATGGGGTGGCTGTAGTAAAAGAAGAGATACAGAAAGGCGGCTTTGACCTAATTGTGGTGGACGAGGCTAGCGCCTACAAGAATGCACAGACCAACCGTTGGAAGGTACTGCGTGATCTGTGCAAGGGGGTGGATTGGTTATGGATGCTTACTGGTACTCCAGCAGCACAAGCGCCTACCGATGCCTTCGGGCTGGCCAAGCTAGTTGCCCCCAAGAACGTACCCCAGTACTTCGGGCAGTTCAAAGACAAGGTCATGTATAAAGTATCACAATATACGTGGCGCCCTAAGCCTGACGCTAGCGAAACAGTGCACGCTGCGCTGCAACCGGCGATAAGGTTCCGCAAAGAAGAATGCCTCGACCTGCCCCAAGTTACGTTCGTAGACAGGGAAGCCCCGCTAACTAAGCAGCAGGCTTCGTACTACAAACAGCTAAAAGACCGCATGATAATGGAGGCAGACGGAGAGCAGGTCACCTCAGTTAACGCCGCAACTAACCTCAACAAACTACTGCAAATATCAGGCGGTGCTGTGTACTCTGATGACCGTGAAGTTATCGAGTTTGACGTTAGCAACAGGCTAAAAGTTATTAGAGAAGTAATAGATGAGTCGTCACACAAAGTACTTGTGTTCGTGCCCTTCACCCATACCATTGAACTGCTTAGAGAATTTTGCGCGAAGCATAAAATAAGTGCAGAGATAATCTCAGGCAAGGTGTCGGTGAACAAACGCAGCGAGATAATCAAAGACTTCCAGACCACAGATAAAGTCAAAGTGCTTATCATCCAGCCACAGGCAGCTTCACACGGCCTCACGCTAACCGCTGCTAACACAATAATATGGTACGCCCCCGTAACTAGCGTGGAGACTTACCTACAAGCCAACGCACGTATTGACAGGCCGGGACAACACAACCCAATGACTGTGGTGCACATCGAAGGCAGTGAAGTGGAGCGCAAGCTATACAAGATGTTGCGGTCTAACATCGACAACCACACTAAAATCGTCGATTTGTACAAACAGGAAATAGATGCTTGACAATGTAAATCTCACTGTTCTACACTGGCTATCCCTGCTATTTAGGAGGAGCCATGAAAGAATCAGCAGACAAGCTAACCAAAATCTATATAAAGATGCGGAACGCTATCAAAGAGAAAGAAGACGAAGCTAAAGCAATAAGAAAGCAACAAGAAGTGGTAGTAGAAAAGTTGCTTGCGCTCTGTGAAGAGCAAGACCTCGATAGTCTAAGGACGCCCTCTGGCACAGTTAGCCGTAGAGTGCAGTCTCACTACTGGACTAGCGACTGGGAAAGAATGTACGACTTCCTTAAGGAGCACGACGCTTTCCACCTACTTGAGAAACGCATATCTGGTCT